CGCCGCTGTGCTCGCCGACGTGCTCGGCGGGCTTGAGGCAACAGCTCGAGAGCTGGCGTCAGTCGCTGACGATCGGGGCGTCGCCGGCGCTGCCTGCGTCCGGGCCTACGACTCCCTGACCGTCGACCGTGACTTCGTGCCGTGACCGGTCACATTAGATAGCTGTGACCGGTCACGTGGTGATTGCGTGACCGGTCACGAAGGCGCACAGTTACCACTCATCGAGAGGGGGAAATGATGACTTTTTCCACAATCCTTGCCGTGACCGTCGCCGTCGAAATTCTGATCGCCGTCATTGACCTGTACCGTCGCGCCTCCTGCAACGAGACCTGACAGTTCGATGACGTCGCCGATCACCTCCGCCGAACTCGCCGCCGAGTTCAGTCGCATTCTTCCAGGCCGGATCGGCGCCGAAGGGCTTCGACTTCTGAAGATGCACACGCTACCGGCCGGCGGGTGCGGCGCGTGTGCGGGGGTTGACACGTGCGACGCTCGGATGGCGCTGCGCGGCGCTTATGCCGCGCTGGCCGGCGTGCCTGAAACGGACGCCGACCCGAAGGGTATGGCCGACGTTTTCCTCGACGCGCTGCGGCTGGCGCATTCGGTCGGGTTCAGCCACACCCGCATCCCCGACGTCATCGTGTGACCGCGAAGACTCAGGCCGAGCGGAAGGCCGAGCAGCGCAAGCGGCTCGCCGACGCCGGCCTGACACGGCTCGAGCTGTGGGCGCACCCCGACGACCATGCGGCGCTGAAGGAGTGCGCGGCGCAGCTGCAGGCGAAGCGCGAGCGCGCGAAGCGCCGCAAGCCTGGGCCGTGACCGGTCACCGAATGCGGAACACGTGCCCCTGAAAATGCGGAACAGATGCGGAACGTTTGCTGTATGCACATACAGCCGGCGCCGCTAAGTGCTTGTCGCCATTGGTGCCCCGGGCCAGACTTGAACTGGCACCCGATCACTCGGACGGGATTTTGAGTCCGGGTCGATTTTGAGGATTGGCGCGGGCTGGCGGCCCGTTTCGTTCCGCATTTTGCCGCCGAACCCTCCCGGGCGTCAGGTGCAAATGCGGAACGCTTTTCAGCGCACCGGGCGCTTGAGTTTCACGACCGTCCGGTAGTGCTTCCGCGTCAGCGCGACGTCGGAATGGTCGAGCAGATCGCGCGCGGCCTCGTCGCTCTCGGCGAGGTTCGCCGCCCGCTTGCGCATGTCGCGCAGGATCAGCCCCTCAATCGCCGTCGCGAGGTCGCCGTCGCCGCCGGCGCGGGCGGCATCGGCCGCCGCGGCGCGCGCCGCGACCCATCGATCCGACAGCATCCGCTTCGATACCGGCCGGCCGTCTTCGGTCGAGAGCAGCATCGTGTGCGCCGCGCCGAGCGCGCGGCGGCGCTCGAGCAGGCCTGGCAGCACGTCGGACAGCCTCACGTCGAAGTCGGTTTTCTTCCCCGTCTTGCTGGCCTTGCACGTCAGCACGTCGCCGCGGGGGAGGGCGACCGTGCGGCAGTCCGTCAGGCGCAGGCCGGTCGCGCTGGCGAGGTCCATCGCATCGCGCAGCAGCTGGTCGCCGTGCGGATAGATCGCGCCGAACAGTTCGTCGGTAACCTCGACCTCGCGCGCCTGCTCTTTGTTCTTCCAGCGCGAGCGTTCCATGCCGGCCGCCGGGAATGGGAGCTTCGTCAGGCCCCACAGGCGGGCCTTGTTCCAGACGATCGAAAGCATTGCCATCTCGCGATTGCCTTGCGTCTTCGCCGTCCGGGCGTCAAGGTAAGCGCGCAAGCTGACCAGCTCGACCGCATCCCATGTCGCGCCGCCGAAGACGGGCCGAAGGTGCTTCAGGTGCCGCGCGTAGCCGCTGCGGGTCTCCCGGCTGGCATAGGTCGGCAGAACGTCGCGCTCGAATCGGTCGAACGCTTCCGTCAGCGTGCCGGCGATCCGCGGCGCCCGGTTGCGGATCTCGTCCCAGCGCTTGAGCGCTTCGCCGTAGTCCGTCCCGAGCGGGATGTCGGGCTCTGGCCGGCGGTCGAAGAAATAGTAGGTCACGACCCGCCCGCACTTGCGGCGGCGAACGTGCGAGCGTAGGCGAGGGTGTGGGTTCGTCATCGGACGGCCGAAAGATTGATGCCCCGCGAGGGTGTCACGGTCCGGCCGGACAGCCACTCCCGAACATGAAAGCGCGAGACGAGGGGCCGGCGGCCGGCCAGGCGGAACGGCACGCCGAATTCCGTCAGGCACTCGCACTGCGCATCGACGCGGGCGCGGCCGGTCAGGTCGCGGATCTCCGCGGGCGAGAGGAACTCGGATTCCGTCATCAAGCCTCCGCGAGTAGGTCGGCCTGCTGCATTTGCCGCACCCAGACCGCGGCCGACTGCTGCGCCTCGATCCGGCCGCACAGTACCTGCGCGCGCCAGGGCTTGCCTTCTGGTTGATACGTGCCGCGCCATTTGCTGTCGATCACGATGTTCTGCGCGACGTTCGTCGAATCCGCGCTCGCGAAAGGGAGGCGCGTGAAGACATCCGGGTTCAGCATGCGCAGGCCGTGCAGCTTGCAGATCGGCCGGCCTTCGGCGTCGCAAACGACGTCCATCGCTTCATTTATCCGGCGCCACCATTTCGCGTCGCCGACCGTGGCGAATCCGCCCGAGCTGCCGATCGCGACGCGCGGCCAGCATTCGGCGAGACGGCGCAGGCGGTCGAGGCATTCGTGCATGTGCCAGACAGGCGCCCCAAGGTGCCGGCCGTGCGGCCATTCGCTCACGAGCGCGTCGTTCGCGGCCTCGTCGCCGTCGATCACGTCAGGGATCAGTGCCCATTCGACCGCCGGGTGACGCAGCAGCGGCGAGACCCATTCGTAGAACGGGCGCCAATCCTGAACCGCGCGGCCGGCCTTCCATGCCGTGAACGCGCCATTGTCGAGCGCGACGGACTGGCAGACCTCGAGCGCGATCGCGATCTGCTCCGGGCGTTCGAAGCTGACGAACCCATGCCGCCCGGTCCATGCCGCGACTGCGGCCTCGCTCGGCCAGATCGGGCCACCGTGAAAGTGGATCACTTCCAGACCTCAGTAAGAGTGGGAGCCGCGCGCAGATGCTCCTGTACCGTGCGCGTGCTCATATGCAGAGCTTCGGCGATCTCGCGGATCGTCTTGCCGTCGCCGGCGAGCTGTAGCGCGCTCTCTCGCGTCGCCGGTAGCGCCGTCAGCGAAAACCCCTGAAGAAGCTCGACGCTGCGCCAGCGACGCCGGCAGGCCTTGCACTCGCGCAGGCGCTCGCGCCCGTCGATTGCCAGGATTCGCGACTCTCCTCCGCATGCTTTGCACTTCATGCGTCTAGCCAGGTGCGCATGGGTTCGGGGGTCTGCGTCACGGCTTCTCCTGTGTGGCGGCGTCGATTGCGGCGCGCATGACCTTGATGTATTGGCCGTCCTGTCCGACGTAGCCGAACCGCTGGCATCGAGTCACGGCCCCGGCCAGCGCATCCAGCAGCGTCGCCCTCGACCGCTCCGCTGCATCAAGGCGCGCTTGCAGCGATGCGAACGTGCCCGCCGTGTAGCCGTACTCTGCCGGGATGCCTTCCTCCAGCCGGCGCATAAGGCTCGCAGGACCGTAGCCCTCAGCGTCGCAGTGCGCGTCCCAATGGGCGTGAATCTCCTCGGCGGCGGCGACCATGACGGTCCGCAGGTTGGCGTTGTCCGCTCGCATCGATGCGAGGGCTGCAAGCCATTCCCTCAGTTCGATGGGCTCCCGCATCTCCGGCACATGACGCATTAGGTCTTCATGGCGCCGGAGTTTGTCGCTCAAGTAGTTTTCCAAACCATCGAGCGGCGGCATCGGCGGAGGCACAGTGAGGTCGGCGCTCGTCATGCCTTGCTCCTTCCAATCTCTGCCGCTGCCCTGACGATGGCGCGGCGGGTGGCGGCGTAGCGGTCGGAGCCGTACCCCTCGGAGGCTTGGTGTGTGGGCACATCGTCACTCGTACAGAATGCAATGCCGAGGTCGTCGCACACACGTACCCGCAGCCCCAGCTTCACCGCCAGCCGCAGCGCGTCGCCGTCGTCTGTGAGGGGGTTCCACTGCTGGCCGTTCACGTAGAACATGCCGACGTCCGCCTGCGCCCTCGTCATGATTCCGAAGGTGCAGCCGGCCCCGAAGCAGGCCCTGGCGGCCAGCGTCAGCAGTTTGCGGTCGGTGAGGTCGGCGCTCGTCATGCGGCACCGCCTTCCGGCTGTCCCTGTGCAGCGCGGGCCTGCCATGCCTGCCATGCCCATCGCGTAGTCGTCCGGTGATAGTCCCGGTACTTGTCCGACTCGTCGCGGTAGGTGCAGAACTGGTGCGCGGCGGCCCACGCCTCGAACGCCTCGCGCTCATTCACGGGCGGCTCGGCCTGTGCACCGCGCGCGGCGAGGGCGTAGGCGCGCATCTGGTCGGCGGTGTAAATGTCGGCGGTACGGCCGTTATAGAAGGGGACATGGCATTCCCCGTCAGCATCGATGAAGCCAACCTCATCCGGCAGCGGCGGTAGCGGATCGCGGCGCTCCATCAGTTGCCGAATCAGCGCCTCGGTGTTGTCGCTCATGCCGTCCGCGCTCACAGCTTCAGCCCCTGCTGACCGGCCGGCGCCTGCGGCATGACGACGAGGCACGTCACGATCCAGGCCTCGCCGTCCTGTTTCTGCGTCGTCACGTTCGCGTCGCCGCCGAATCGCGCCGAGATCGACCCGCGCAGCGATACGGCCTCATCGTTCGAACCGCAGGCGAACTCGATCACGTCGCGCGGCTTCGCGGCGGAAATCCTCGCGATGTAGTCGTGCGTCGCGACGTGGTTAAACATGCGCGCCCGGCGCATCGTGGCCGGCCGCTCCGGCACGACCTCGAGGTCGCCGAACTTCGTACCGTCTTCCGTCAGCACGCAGTAACGCGCGCCGCTCGCGTGCAGTAGTGCGATCGCCTTCTTGATCGCGAATGCCTGAATCGTGCTCCGCGTGATCGCCGTTTCCTGAACAGTGCTCATCGTTTGGTCTCTCCTGTGTTGTCGAACTGAAGGGGGGTCTCGTCTGCAAATTCCGGCCGCTCGGCCTTCCACGCGTCGACGAATGTCAACAGGTCGCGCATCTCGGCCTGGCTCATCTCCGACGTCCGCCGGAACACGATGTCGACGCCGTGACCGTCGAGCGCCGGCAGCATCACTACCGACTCACGGGCGGCGCGCGCCCATGCGGCGACGAGTAGGCGCTTCCACGTCTCCGCGTCCCAGCGCCGGCCTGCCCACTCGACGCGCTCGGCGATCTCTCCGAGCGATGCGTGAAGCGCGGCATTTATCGCCGAGTCACGCTTCGGCGGGGCGATCCGAACCGAGTAACCAGCCGGCGCCTCGGCGATCGCCTGCGCGGCGCGCGCGCGGGCGGTGTCGTGCGCCAGGACGAAAAGACGGGCGCTCACGCTGCGACCGGCTCTCGCATAACGGCGACGTTCTCGTCGACGAGCCGCATGAACGACAGCAGATCCTGCTCGAGCTGCTCGATAAATGCCTCGTCGCGCTCTACGCGGATCACGAGCAGGTGCTTCCCTACGGACACGAGCTGCGGCGCGTACATGACGAAATCGCACCATTGCCGGCCGGTCAGCCACAGTCCACCCTGAATCTGGTGAACGTATTCCGAGAGGTCGCGATCGCGCCAGGCGCCGATCAGCTTCTCGGCGGCCGACGGGCACTTGATCTCAATCGCGCCGTCAGGGTCGACGAATCCGTCGGTCGAGTAGCCGAACCGCCGGTCTTCGGTCAGCGCGACGCCGGCCTCGTGCACGACGTAGCCGGTCCGCGCTTCATAGGCGAGGCGCGCCTCGGGCTCGAGTTCCGTGCCGCGCTTCATCGCGTGTGTGACGAACGGCCCCGGCGCCGTCTCGCCGGTCACGATCTCGAGCGCGACCTCGGCGGCGTAGGAGATCGCCCGCGCCGACAGCTTTCCGACGGCCTCACCCTTCGCCGGCCTCAGTCGGTCGCAGGCATCGCGGAACCGCGAGGCAGTGATCACCCCGCAGCGCGCGGCGTGCCATTCCGGCGACCCCTGCGGGCAGTCGATCATGATCACTGCGGCGCCTCCTCGCCGGCCGGCGCGGCGTTCTCGACCGTGCGGTCGGCGTCAGCGGCGACGGCCTGCGACTTCAGCGCGGCATGTTCGCCGGACAGCAGCGCGCGATTCGGCGCGCCGGTCTCCTGCCAGAACGCTTGATAGGCGGCGACACCATGCGCCGCCGCAGCGCGCGCGTTCTCGAGCAGCGCGTCGGGTGGTGCGGTCGCGCCGGCCTGCTCGACCTCTCCCATTACCTTTGGCGCGGCCGGCAGATCCTGCGCCTCCTCGGAGACCATCGCGCCGCCGATTGCGCCGGGGTACACCGCGCGAACACCCTCGGCGATGCAGCGCGCGCGCAGCATGGCGCGCGGCCAGTTCTTCCAGTTGTCTTTGCCGGTCAGGCCGGCGCGCTTCGCCTGCTCGATCGTCCATTCCATGCGCAAGCTGCCGCCGGCCGGGTGCGAGAAGGTCGCGTCGGCCTTCTGCTCGGTCAGCGCGTGCCATTCGACGCGCCCGCCGGCGGCCTGGAAGCGAGCGAGAACGCTGTTCGTCTTGCGGGCAGCGCGCCCCTGAATGATGTCGTAATCCTGCGCGATGGTCGCCGGGTGCATGCCTTCGGCCTGCGCGACCAGCATCAGCGCGATTGCCTGCTCGGGCGTCTTCATTCCGAACAGGCCCGACTTCGCGAGGGCATGCCCCATTTGCGAGAGGTCGGAGAAGGGGACGAGAGCGGAACTCATTGCGGGGTGTCTCCGTGAGAATGACAGTTCAGCCACGCGAACAGCGCGGCAAGGAATCGGCGGATGCGGCCGACGCGCGTGGTCGGCGTGCGGGTCACGGCCGCCAGCTCGGCAGAACCAGATGCCAGCCATAGCCAGCCCACGGCTCCGGCAGCCAGGCCGCAAGCGCGACCGTCGAAACGAGGGCGACGATGTAGAGCAGCCACTCGCGCCGGCTGATCTTCCATTCGCGCTGAACCGCGGCCAGCCGGGCGCGCACGACCTCGCGACGCGCCTCCTCGAGTTCCTCGGCCGTCAGCTGGGCGAGGTCGTCGTCGGACAGCCATTCGTCGGCCGGCAGCACGTGCACGCCGGGCACTGTGACGGCGGGCAGCGTCCGGCCTTCCGTCGGCCCGAAGTCGGCCGGCATGGCGCGGCGCCCGTGGGAGAAGAACAAAGGCCTCATGCGTTCCTCGTCAGCATGGCGAACAGCTTCGGGTGCCGACGCGAGATCGCGAGGCAGGAATAGGTGCGGCGGCGGCGGTTCATACGAGCCCCTCGTCGCTGAATATCGACACGACACCGCGGCCGCCGCACGGCCGGCACGGCGCGCGCTCGCCGCCGGTGCCTGCGCATCCGCTGCACTCCGACGCCGCGGCATGCTCCGCCGCTGCGAGCGTCTCGAGCGCCTCGTGCACGTCGCCGAGCATCTCGACGACCGCGGCGAATCGCTGGCCGACGGCATCGTCGAGCCGGCGCGAGAGCGCGTCGACGATCGCCTGCGCCTGCGGTTCGCCAATCGGCATGTCGCGGATGAGGTCGACGACGGCGTCGAGTGCGGTGAACTCCGTAACCTGCAGCCCCCTCATTCGCCGGCCCCGACATCGGCGGGGGTGTGCTCGATCGCCTGCAGCGTCGCGAGCTGCGAATTGATCAGCGCGACCTCGGCGGCGAACTTGCGTCCGGCCTCGGCCTTCGCGGCGAGCAGCGCCTCGACCTTCTGGCGGATCGTCTCGGCCTTGACGTCGAAGCCTTCCGGCAGTTCGAACGAGACGTCGATCGGGCCGACGCAGATGCCCCAGGTATCGGGCGCCGCCGATCTGTACGGCAGAACGTAGACCTTATGGTCGGGCGCGCCGGCCTTGCGCTCCCACGTCTGGCGCTCCTCCGCATACACGAAACCTTGAATCTGGATCGACGCTCGGGGCATTCCCGGTACTCCCTGTGTGTGGTCTGCCGCACAGGTTTGTGCGGTCAGTGGTGCGCAGTCTGCGCAACAGCAATCCGCTTGTCAAGCAGTCTGCGCCACAGGGAAAACGACAGGGACGTGAAAAAGCCCGCACGCGGCGGGCTTTGATCGGGGCGAGCGCGGCGCGCTATTTCTTGGCGCCGTCTTTGCCTGCGCTGCGCCAGTCCGGCAGCCGGTACACCCGGCGAACCGTCTCGCCGGACGGGCGCTGCACTGGCGGCAGCAGCGGCTCGACGCCTGTTTCGGTCGGGGCGAAGTGCCTGATTACCTCGATCACCCGGGCGTGCCAGTCGTGATGACGCTCGCGAACCATGTCGGCGATCTCTCGCCGCATCTCGGCCGGCAGATCTTCGAATTCGCCAAGCATCGTCCACCCGAGATCAGAGACCTCGAGCACGTCTGCCGGGTGTTCCTCTGCCTCGTGCTCGATCGCTGCCGCGAGTGTTGCGGCGTCGCCACCAGCCGGCGGGATGTCGAACCATCCGCTCGGCTTGCCCATTCGCCGCTCGATCTTCGCGGCCAGCAGATCGCCGACGCCACGGCGGCCGGACAGGATGGCCGATAGGTGCGACTTCGGCGTATCGGTCAGCAAACCTAACGCCGTCACCCCGCCGGCTTCGTGCGTCAGAAGTCGCAGATTTTCCCGGCGTCGGAGATGGCGCGGCGTGTTGTACGGCATCTCCGGAGTGTCAGCACCTTGCTTGTCTGGCTGTGGCGCGTTATGCTTTTCCGTCGTCATAGCAATCTGCACTCCCGACTTATGGATCTCCGCGAGTTCACCGCTCGTCTGCCAACCGGCGGCGTCGCATCGTTCGCCGAGAGGGTCGGCGTTACCCGGTTCTACCTATCGCAGCTTGCGCAGCGCCAAAACGGACGCCAGCCCGCGCCGGCGCTGTGTGTGCTGATCGAGCGCGAGTCGAACTTCGACGTTCGCCGCTGGGATCTGCGCCCCGGCGACTGGCATCTGATCTGGCCCGAGCTGATCAAGCAGCGCGGCGCCCCGCCTCAGCCGGTCACCCGTCACGTCGAGGCCTGAACGCATGTACGCGCCTGGCTCCGTGTCCGCGAATGGGGGCTTGCTTTGCATGTCTCTACTGTGGCTGTAGCGCGTTCCGCTGCACATACTGCAACCTAGGGGGATCACTCTGTGACCAATCACACACAAAGCAAGGCGGCGCACCCGTGGGAGGCGCCCGGCTTCACGTTCTCTATCGGCTGGCCGGCGGGGTATGACGCCGCGCAGGCGCCCGCCGTCCAGCCGGCCGAAGTGGAGCGGCGCGCGCCCGGCCGCCCGCCAGGAACGCGGCGAGGAACCGAGTGGGCGAAGGGTCGGCCGTCGGCATTCAGCGCGCCGGCAGAGAAGAAACGGGCGCCGGTTGCCAGTGATCGCAATGCTGCGCGGGAAAGCGGCGCTCACCTATACCGAACAGGCAAGCCATGCCTCCGCGGGCATTTGGCCGACCGCTACACGTCGAAAGCGTCCTGTGTTGAGTGCGTCGCGCTTGCGAAGGCGAAACGCAAAGAGGCGTCGCGCAAGCCCCGCGGCGCCGCTCGCAAGGCCGGCGCGGCGACGTACAGCACCGGCAAGCCCTGCGCGCGCGGCCACGTCTCGCCGCGGCGGTTGAATGGCACTTGCCTGGAATGCGATCGCGAGCGGAAGGCCGCGATTACCGAGGCGCGGCGCGAGAGCAGGGCGGCGGCCGAGTGAAGACCGACGCCTGGATGCCGCTCTACATCGGCGACTACCTCGCCGATACGTCGCGCTTTTCGACCGAGCAGCACGGGGCCTATCTGCTGCTCCTCATGGACTACTGGCGGAACGGCCCGCCCCCGGATGATGAGGCCGTTCTCGCGTCGATCGCGAAACTGCCGGTCGCTCAGTGGCGCCGGATCGCGCCGCTTCTGCGCCTGAAATTCACCGTCGACGGCGGCGCCTGGATTCATAAGCGCGTCGAGGCCGAGCGACAGAAGGCCGCCGGCGTCAGCAGCAAGCGCAGAGAAGCCGGCAAGGCCGGAGCAGGCAAGCGATGGGGCAAACAGGATGGCAACGCGATGGCAAATGCCATAGCAAACGCATCGCAAACCGATAGACAGTCACAGTCACAGTCACAAGAAGAATCTACTGTCCTCCGGCCAGTAGAGCGCGCGCCGCGCCGACCCGCCCCGAATTGCCCGGAAGGAGTCGACTCCCAGACCTGGGCCGACTGGCTCTCGCTGCGGAAGGCGAAGCGCGCCCCGGTGAACGAGACCGTCATCGCCGGCGCCGCGACCGAGGCAGGGAAGGCCGGCATGTCGCTCGACGCTTTCCTGCGCGTCTGGTGCATGCGCGGATCGCAGGGCCTGTCCGCGGAATGGATCAAGCCGGCCGAGCGCGCGGCGGCGAACGACCGAATCGGCCGGCAACTGACGACCGCGGGGCTGATGTTGGCCTCAGCGGCGCCCAGCAAGCCCGTTTCCCGGCCCCTGGAGACCATAGATGTCACTGCCCGCTACCTGCCTACCTGACGCCTGGGTTGCGCGCATCTGGGGCGATATGCGCGCGACTTACGGATCCGCATTCGATCGCCAGTGGCAGGCCCCGGAAGGCGCCGACCCGGCGCGCCACGTGGCCGAGCTGAAAGCTGTGTGGAGTCGCGAACTCGGCCCGCTGCAGCGCAACCCGCAGGCGATCGCGCACGCGCTGGCGAATCTGCCGGAGCGTCCGCCGAACCTCGTCGAGTTCCGCCGACTGTGCGCCGGGGCGCCGCAGATCGTGCCGCCGGCGCTGCCTGCTCCGAAACCGGACCCGCAGCGGCTCGCGGCGGCGCTGTCGCGAATGGGCGAGGTCGCGCGCACCGTCCGGCTGAACGGCAAGGCCTGGGCCTGGAATCTGAAAGCCCGCGAGGAAGCGGGCGAGAACCTGACGCCGGTGCAGCGGCAATCGTGGCGCGAGGCGCTGCGGCCGGAGCTGGCAACAACCGAGGGGGACGAATGAGATTCGCCTGCATGGGGGGCTTCTGCCTCATCCGCGAGAAATGCCCGAATTACGCTGCTGTATGCCGCGAGGTCGTCGTCGAGCGCCTCTGCGACAAAGGCGCCGACGGCGAAATGAACGAGCGACCGATCGTGATCCGGCGCCGCGCCGGCGACTGGGAGCGGCCCGGCGCGGCGGCGTGGATGGCGCAGGCGACGCCGTTCGACTGCCTGGGGTTGCTGCAATGAGCCACCCCAAAGGAACCGACCTCGGCGGCGTGCGTTCGGTCGATCGCCTGCGCGAGCGCTGCGTAATCGACGACGAGACCGGCTGCTGGCACTGGAAATTCGGCACGAGTCACGGGCGCCCGCAGCTGATCATCTCGCACCCCGCAGTCGGCGAGCACATCCGCATGAGCGGCGCCCGTGCGGCTTGGGTGCTGTCGAACGGCCGCACCGTTCCCGAGGGGCAGATCGTGCGGCTCCGGTGCCGCTCGCTCGACTGCTGCAACCCGGAGCACACGAAAGCGACGACTCGCACCGAGTGGGGCAAGCATATTGCGAAGGTCGGGGCGAACAAATGCGACCCGCTGCGGCGGGCGCAGATCACCCGCGACGCGCAGGCGCGTTCGAAGCTGAACCGCGAGATCGTCAGCGAGATCCGCGCGAGCGACCGGCCGGCGCGCGAGGAGGCGGCGCGGCACGGGATCGCGATGTCGACCGTCACGGCAATCCGGCGCCGGACGCGCTGGAAAGATGCGCTAACCGCGTCGAGCGTGTTCAACCTGGCGGGGGTGGCATGAGAGGCGCTTTCGGCGCGGCCGCCCCGCTTCCGGTCGAGAGACTGCGCGAGGCGTTCGTCTATGAACCGGAATCCGGTCTCCTGACTTGGCGGATCAATAGAGGTCGCAGGGCCTGTGCCGGATCGGTGGCGGGCTATGTCTCGCCGTCGAGCGGTTATGTCGTGGTCGGTCTCGACGATGTTCGGTCGATCAAGGCGCATCGCGTGATCTGGGCGATCGCTCACGGGGAATGGCCGATGCTCGCGGTCGACCATATCGACGGCGATCGCACGAACAACAAGCTCGCAAACCTGCGCCTGGTGACGCCGGCGCAGAACCGGCACAACCTCCGCAGGGCTCGGGCTGACAACGGGACGGGCCGGCTCGGCGTCTGTCTCCGGGACGGCCGCTATCGCGCGCAGATCCAAGTCGACGGCAAGAAGCTGTGGCTCGGCGAGTTCGACTGCCCGGACGCGGCCAGCGCCGCCTATATCGCCGCAAAGCGGCGGCTTCACTCTCACGGGGCGCTCTGATGATCCATTTCACCATTCCAGGGCCGCCCGTCGGGAAGGGGCGCCCGCGCGTTGGGCGTGTTGGGGGCCTGCCTCGCTTGTTCACGCCAGAAAAGACGCGATCGTATGAGAGCCTGATCGCCTACACGGCCGCCGCGGCAATGGCCGGGCGCCCGCTGCTCGACGAGGCGGTCGCCGTCCGCATGCTGATCCTCTGCCCGGTGCCGGCCAGCTGGTCGAAGCGGAAGCAGGCCGAAGCGCTCTCCGGGCTCGTGCTGCCGACGACGAAGCCGGACGTCGACAACGTCGAGAAAGCGGTATTCGACGGGATCAATGGGGTCGTGTGGCGCGACGACGTGCTCGTCGTCGACGTGCAGAAGACGAAGCGCTACGCGGCAACGCCTGGGGTGCGGGTCGAGATCCGGCCGATGCGCCTGATCCGCCAGCCGTGGGATCTGACGGATGAGGAACGCGATGCACTCGCCGACTCGTTCTAGCTGCGAGTTCTGCGTCGCGTCCGCGGCCGGCCGGTGCCACGGGTTCAGGTTCGACTGCCGGGGCTGCGCCGCCAGGACGGCCGCGCGATCGCAACCGTTCGCCGAGTCGCGCAAGGCCGGCAAGCAGACGCAGGAATACCGGCATTTGATCGACAGCTTCGGCGTGACGCACGACGAAGTGATCGCCGCGGCACGGGCCGATCGGCTGAAGACCATCAACCAAGGGGAAAAGAAGTGAAGCGATTCGCACAGTGGTTCATCTCTCGCGCGATCCTGGCCGCCTGCCTGTGGTTCGGGCTCGTCGACGGCGTGCAGGGGGCGAGGAACGTCGGGATCGTGATGGTCTGGGTTTTCATCGTCACTGTGCTGGTCATCGCCAGCAGCAGGCTAGTCGAGCAGGCCGCCAAGAATCCGGAGATCGCGCCGGCCGTCCCGATGTGGTTCAACGTCTCATTCGACTTTACGATCGCCGGGTTCCTCGTCTGGCACGGGTTCATCGCGACCGGTGTCACCTACCTTCTGCACGTGGGGGTCTATCTCTCCGCGGTGGATCGAATCAAGAAGCGGCGCGCTGAGTTGGCCGAGCCTCCGTGGCCGCCCAACGCCTACAGCGAGACCGAGACGCCAGAAACCGCCAAAGCGCGTGCTGCCTGCGCCGAGGAGCCCGGCACGATCTGGACCGGCCCGGTCGTGGAGCGTTGACGATGCACAACGATCAGGCGGCGATCCTCGACGGCCTGCTGTGCCAGTGGCACCAATGGGCGCAGTCCTCGCGCGACGTGCGCGGGTTCAACCGGCGGTCCCTCGTCGCTGGCGATTACCGCACGTCGCGCCAGTACGACGACGCGAACGGGGCGCTCGACGACGCGCTCGACGAGCGGCGCATGCGTCAGGTCGACTTCGAAGTGACGCAGCTGATCGACCCCTACCGCTCGGCGATCTATGCCAACGCCCGCGCGCTGGTCGTCGGCTGTCAGGTTTTCATGCACCCGCGACTGCCGGCCGACCGCGAGGAGCGTCAGCGGGTCATCGCCGATGCCAGGGCTATGCTCGTGCGGCGGCTCGTGTCTGCGGGGGTGCTGTGATGGCAGACACCCCGTGCGCCGCTAACGAATGGTGGCCGTGGCCGTTCCCGTGCCGCTGCGCCCGGTGCTCGCCGCCGGCTGAGACCAACCGAGAACGCACGATCGCCGAGCTGGATAGGCTGGGGGTCGAGCACAACATGCGGGAAACCGTGGGCGGAAATCTGCCCGCGCTTTTGTTGACGAAGGGGGAGAAGTGAAAAAGACACCGTGGTTCGATGGAAGCGTGAAGCCGGCGCGGCCGGGGGTGTATGAGCGGAACTATTCGATGGGGCCGAGGTTCTGCAGATGGACGGGGACGCACTGGATGGGCGCGTCGCTGGATCCCGAAAGTGCGGACCGGACGGAATCCGACTCGTTCTTCGACGATAAGCCGTGGCGCGGCGTCGCCGAGCAGGAAGACCGGATCACCGTCGAATGCCCGGATCGGCCGCCCGATGTCTCGCTCGCGACGATCTTCCGGGCGACGGGCGACCTCGTCGCGCACCTGAAGGGGGCGACGTTCAAGCAGCACGCCGTGCGCGTGACGGTTGACGACCAGCCGAGCCCGTTCGAATTCCTCGTGCACGGCGACGGGAAGCTGATCGTTTGGAATCAGTCGCTGGCGAAGGAGGGCTGAGCGATGGATCAGGCAACGGTAGACCGGCTCGCCGGGCGGCTCGCGCGCGAGGGGATGGCCGGCGAGGTGAACCGCGACACGCTCGCCGAGTTTGCGGAGGCTCTCCGGCGGCTGCCGTCGGAGGAGCTGAACGAGGTGCTGTGCACCTATGTCGACATGCGTTTACGCTACTTGCGGGAGGGTTGACCATGACCGGACCGAACGAGATCGACCCGCCGCAGCCGACGGCATTCGAGGCGCTCGTGCGCCGGCTGGCCGAGGAGGCGATCGCGACCGAGACCGTCACCGTCGACGACATCCTGAACGGCGGCCGGCTGACGAGCCGCTACCTCGAGCGGTTCGCCGGGCTCGTGGCCGAGGAATGCGCGAAGCTGTGCGAGGCAGAGGCCGACCCGCACGAGCGAAGCCGGGCAGAGAAGGCGGCGAAGGCGGCGGCCGGCAAGCCCGACGAACTGGATCGCCTGCGGCACGTGGCGAACGTCAACCTCTTCAACGCGGGGCCGAGGAACTGCGCGGGCGCGATCCGTGCCGCATTCACAACGGGCGGGAATTTGACGTGATCCCCGTTTTCTGCTGACAATCCGCACGTGGGCGCAGCCGTGCCCACACCGAACCCCGCCCCGGCGCAAGCCTCGGCGGGGTTTCTGCTTTCTGGCGCCAGCGCGCCGCACACATAGCCCCGCGGGTGGTCTCCCGCGGTCGCACTCGCCGCGGCCGGGGCGTGAGTGCTGACGGCACGACCCAGCCTGAAAGGGTAAGCCCGATGGGTCGACTAACGATGCTGCAGCCTCGCGTCAAGGCGCAAGGGGCGGCGGATGGGCAGCGTTCGGCATGGGCACACACGGGCCGAGAGTCGCGCCATGCGCGCGGCTACGGGTCCGAGTGGGAGAAGGCACGCAAGCGCGTGATGCGGCGGGACGCGGGCTTGTGCCAGCCATGCATTGCGCAAGGGGCGACGACGCCAGCTCATGCGGTCGATCACGTCGTGCCGAAGTTCGAAGGCGGCACGGACGATGACGCGAATCTGCAAGCGATCTGCCGGGACTGCCATGCGGTGAAGACCGCGGACGAGGCGAAGCGGGCGAGGGGATGCTGATGACCGAGCAGATCAAGGCGAGCACTGCATGGCCTGTCTTCCTGCCGCCGTCGATTGGGCACTACGACCCCGAATGGCAACGCAAGGCGATGGAGCGTTCGCAGACGATCGTGCCGCCTCCGTGCCAGTGCGTGCGGCGTCCGGTCGGCGGATGGTCGGACAGCGGGCCGACGTGAAGGATCTGAGGCGGAACCGACCTACGGGGACCGCCCAGCATGGAACTGTAGGACTGGCGAAACACAGGCCCGGGCGCGCTCGCTTACCAGACGCGGGAGACAGCAGGGCCGACATCAAGTGCATCTAAGGCCTTCGGGCTGACGGCCGGGAAAGACCGGCAACCCGACAAGCAGGGTAGGGGCGGGTGAAAAGTCCAATTGCGACAAGGGCTTAGGAC